GGCGGCGAGGCCAGCCACACCCTGACGACAGCGGAGATGCCCAGCCACGGCCACAACCCGGCCAATCAGCCGGGGTATTACGGCTTTATCACCAACAGCCAGAAAGCGTTCACCATAGGTGACATGGGGTCGCAGAGCGGAAGCGGAAGATATTACCCCTATGCAGCGGCGGCATTTGACATCAGCCGCAACACCCTGACGGGCAGCACCGGCGGGGGAAATTCCCACAACAATATGCCGCCGTATCTGGCGGTGTACGTCTGGAAACGGACGGCATGAGAAAGGAGCGAGAGACATGGACAATGAAAAGCTTCGCAGAGGCAGCACCGGGGACGTTGTGCGGAGATTGCAGTCGGCGCTGAACCGGAACGGCTACGGTCTGAAGGTGGACGGCGTATACGGGGACAAGACCCAAAGCGCCGTGAAGGACTACCAGAGATCCCGGAACCTCCCGGAAAGCGGCGAGGTGGGAGAGGCCACGTGGCAGGATCTTCGGGGCGGCACGGTGGGGCTTCCGGTGGTGACGCCCACCTATGAGGTCATGGGGCAGGGCGGCAATGCCGCCAAGCAGGGGCGGACGGCCTCCACACAGAGCAGCACGGCCTCGGCGCAGGCCACGGCAGACCGTGGGGTCTCCGTCCAGTCCGCCGGAGGACAGAAAAAGACCGACTACGGCAAGTACGGCTACGACCCCACCACCAACGCCGCCTATCAGGAGGCGCTGCGACGCTTGCAGGAGCTGGAGGGCAGCAAGCCGGACTACTCCGGGACGTATGACCAGCAGCTCAAGGACATTTACGACAAGATCATGAACCGGGAGAAATTCTCCTATGACGCCGCCAAGGATCCGCTGTATCAGCAGTACCGGGATCAGTACGTGCTGCAGGGGAAGCAGGCCATGATGGACACCATGGGACAGGCTGCCGGTCTCACCGGCGGGTATGGCTCCACATACAGCCAGAGCGCAGGACAGCAGCAGTATGATGCGTATCTTCAGAAGCTCAACGAGGTGATCCCGGAGCTGTATGGACAGGCCCGGCAAGCCTACGAGGACGAGGGAAGCCGGATGCTGCAGCAGTATCAGCTTACCGGCGACCTGCGGGATACGGAGTATAACCGTTACAAGGATGCGCTGGATCAGTACTGGCAGAACGTCACCTATCAGACGGGCCGGGCGGACACGGCGTACAGTCAGGGGGCGGAGAACTGGTGGAACAGCCAGAACGCAGAGCGGCAGGAGAAGGAATTTGCCTATCAGCAGCGCAAGGATGCTTACAGCAATCTGGTGACCCTCATCGGCACCACAGGGTATACCCCCAGCCAGAGCGAATTGGAGGCGGCGGGTATGAGCGCAGCGGAGGCGGCAAGGTGGAAGGCGTACTATGACCAGCAGCGGGCAGACGCAGAGGCGGCGCTGGCGGCCAAGTATTACTCCTCCGGCAGTCGTGGCGGCGGCGGAGGCGGCGGAGGCGACGACGATGATAAACAGGTGAAGGTGAAGGGAACGCCCAAGTACAGCAGCAACCGCATCTACGTTCCCGGCTATGGCGAGATCACCTATGAGGATGCCGAGCGGCTGGAGAAGCAGGGCTACATCATCATGCAGGGGCGGGATAAGAACGGCAATCCCGTCTACGCCAGAAGCACCAAGAAGAACTACAACAATCCCGTAAAGATGACTGTGTAAGGAGGAGAGCGCTATGACGATGCAGGGAGGCACCGCAAGAGACAGACTGCGGGCCAGAGCGCAGGCCATGTACGGCGGAAAGCGCCGGGAGGACGAGGAATATCAGCAGCAGACCGCCCAGCGGCAGGAGGCAGAAACTCCTGCCGTGGGGTCTGCACGGGACAGGCTCCGCCAGCGGGCCAGCGCCATGGGTGAGGTCACCGGGCAAAGAGAGGGTGAGAGCATCACCATGCCGGAACGGAAAACCACATGGACGGACAAGGTTCGTTCCGGCGGACGCACCGGCAATTACACAACGACCGCATCTACGCCGGAGCAGCAGGAGAGCGTGCTTCGAAAGGGCCTGAGCGGGAAGCATCCCCAGCGAACGGATGCGGAACAGGCAGAAAGCCTCCTGCGAAAGGGCGGCACCACGGAGGCCGTCAAAGCGTCGAAAAAGACCGGCGGGAAGTTTGACGTGGGGGAGTATTCCAAGCAGCTGGGGAGGCAGTTTCTCTCCGGTATAGCCGAAGGAGGCGCAGCTACACTGGCCGCAGGGGAAACGCTGATCGGCAAGGGGCTGGACAAACTGTTCCCCGGCGCAGGCTTTGAAGGAAGCGGCGTATTCAACGCTCTGTATCATGGACGGCCTGATTGGAAGCTTTTCGGGGAAAACGGGCTGCCGGGCGTTAAAAAAGAGCGGGAGTATACGCAGGAAAAACTGGCGGAAAATATAGAAAATATTGATACCGGCAGCGAACTGGGAGACAAGGTCGCAAAAAAGGCGGCATCCTTTGGAAGCGACGCCGCATATGGTACGGGCAACGCACTCCCTATGGCTGTGGAAACGATTTTCTCCGGCGGTAAAAAAGCGTTATCGACGCTGGGGTCTCTTGGCGCAAATGTGGTGCAAAAGAGCGGCCTTGCCGGGAAACTGGAGGAGGCGGCAAAGCTGGCCGGGAATACGCTGCGGAGCCGGGAATACCGGATGAGCTTTTTCTCGGAAGTGGGCATGGACTACTATGAGGCGCTGGATAACGGGGCGACGGATGACGAGGCCACACGGTACGCCCTGTCCTCGGCGCTGGTCAATTCCGTCATCGAGATCGGCGGCGGTATTCAGAAGATCCCGGAGGCTCCCACATTCCGCACATGGATCAAGGGCGCACACGAGGAGGGCATGGAGGAGATCCAGCAGGGCATCGTATCCCGGCTGATGGAGAATGCGGTCTATGACAAGAAAAACCCGCTGGTTTCTGTGACGGATGAAAACGCCGTAGTGAACCCTGTGACGGCGGCCAACGAGTATGCAGGAGGCTTTGCTGTGGGCGGTCTGTTGGGCGGTGTGCAGCAGGGCATGGCCAAGCGGGCGCAGACCCGTCAGGAGGCGGAGCTGGCGCAGTATCAGGAAAGCCTTGACAAACTGGGGGAGAAATTTACACCGGCGGCCAAAGAAATGGCGCAGGAGCGGTTTTCTTTGGACAGCGAGGACTATACGGCGCAGAAGGTCATGAATGCGCTGGACAGCGGCGAGGCGGTATCCGGTGAGGATATCCGCACGCTGATCCGAGACAACGTAAATGCCCACAACACGGCGGCCTTGGCGGAGATCAAGGAGAAGATCGCCCAGCGGCTCACCGCTCTGGGGGAGACGAAGGACGCAAACGCCGTGGCGGATGCCATGGTGCGCTATTTTACCGGAGAGACGAGAGGGGAGGACAAAGCGTCACGGAAGCAGAGAGCGGCGGATCAGGAAACCATTTTCCGCAGCCGCTACGGAGACCATGTCGGGCAGGAACTGCTGCAGACGAAGAACGTGCCGCAATGGGTGCAGGGCCTTCCCAGCCTGACTACGGTATATGAGTACGAGCAGGCCCATCGCCCTGTAGCAGAGCGGCAGACGGGAGCAGAAGCACCCGCAACGCAAGAGGCGGAGACTGCCGTGGAGCAGAGGGCGGAGGCCACAGAACAGTCTGCCGAGCCGGTGAAACTGACCAGCGCTATTGTGCGGAAAGCGGCAGCAAGCCGGGAGACGCTGGAGCAGCTGGGCATTGACCCCCAAGGCAAGACCGGCAGTCAGCTCCGGGCGGAGGTGCGGCAGGCCCTGACGGAGCGTCAGGGCGCAGCGCAGGAGGTGCAGCAGCGCACGCAGGTCGCCCAGCAGACGCAGGAGACGCAGGGGACGCAGGAGACGGCCCAGCAGACACAGGGAACGCCCGTGACGCTGGAGGAGGCGTCCAAGGCATATGGCAAGCAGGCCAAGGCGTTTCTGCGCACCTATCAGCAGGGGCAGGATGTGGAGAAATTCAGCGAGGCTTACCGCATCGCCCACGAAATGGGCGAAAGCAACGTGCCGTACCGGGTGGTGCAGGGGCTGCGGAGCCTTGACTATCTGACGGAGGCACAGAAAGACATTGCCTATCGTACCGGCGCATCCGCCGAACAGCAGGAGAGAGGCGGGAAGAAGGCCACGTGGCGCAGGCAGGGCGTGGTGCGGGCAGAGAACGGGGCGAAGCTCTCCGACCTCAGCAAGACCTTTAACGTACCGCAGAAGCAGGGGTATAGGATCCTCTCCGACATTGCCAAGTCCACAGGCGTGGACATCGTGCTGTACCGCTCCAAGGGAGATGCAGAGGGAAACATCACCGAAGCAGAGGGCCGCTTCCGGCGCAGCGAAAACACCATTTACATTGATGTCAACAGCGGCATCGCCAACGTAAACAGCACCGCTGACTTCAGCCAGTACACCATGCTGCGGACCTTCAACCATGAGTTCACCCATTTCATCGAGCAGAACGCCGACGAGGAGTACCGGCAGCTGCGGAAGCTGGTATTCGAGGTCATGCAGGAAAAGCTGGACGGCCAAGGGAACGGCGTGACGGTGGACGATCTGATCCGGGAGAAGCAGGACACATACCGGCAGGCGCTGGGACAGGAGATCTCCTACGACGAGGCCAGCCGGGAGGTGGTGGCGGATGCTATGACGGACATTCTGCCGGACTCCCATTTCATGGAGACCCTGTATAACCGCAACGCAACGCTGGCGGAAAAGCTCATCGGCAAGCTGAAGGACTTCATCGCCAAGGTGAAGGCGTACTTCGATGGGCTGACCACCAACACCAAGGCGGAGGCGGCTCTCTTGAAGGAGATGCGGGACGGAGGACTGCACTATCTGGAGAGCATTGTGGAGGCCTATGACAAAGCGGCCACGGCGGCGGTGGAGAACTATCAGGGAGCGGACAAGGTGCTGCAGGAGAACGGCATTGATGTCAGCGAGGATGGGAAGTCTGCTTCGATGGATGCGTTCTCGGTGCGGACTATGCTGGACGAAAAGCAGCAGAAGAGCGTGGTGAAGGCCCTTGCCGAGCGCTTTGACGTGACGGAAGAGGAGGCAGGAGGCTGGCTGAAGGCAGAGACATCGCTGGCGAGCATCATCCTGAATCCTAAGTATTCCATGTATCTGGACTATGAGGCAGACGCAGCAGAGGAGGCCATCAAGAAGAATTTGGACTATCCGCAGGGAACGGTGGACTTCTCTACCATCTGCAAAAAGCGCAGAGACTTTACGGACGTGATGAATCGGATCTTCCGGCTTTATCCAAATCACGTTTTTCAGGCTGAAGACCTCGCCAAGATCCGCACGATCATGCAGCAGGAGGGCATGAACGTGGCGTGCGGCATTTGCTATGTGGAGGACAGACGGCAATTGGACAGCATCGTGGCGGAGGATTTCCTGCAGGCACTGGAGCTTTACCGGAACGGCAGCGAGACAAGGCCGGACGGAAAGCCCTTCAACCAGAATCAGCTGCGGGGTCTGCGATACACAAACGGGGACACCTATGTCCCGACGGTGGCGGAGCTGATCACGCTGGAGGGGAACAATGCGCTGAAGAAGAAAAACCCCAACATGGCGGAGGCGTGGCGGCGCTACAACAACGCACGGGGAATGCAGTCGGTGCGGCGGCTGACCAACGAGGCGGAATATAAGCGGCAGATCCTGAAATATTCCAAGCGCACCGTGCAGAGCAAGAACTCAAAGGGCGGTCTCCGCATTTTCTCCTTCTCCGACATGGAGATGTTCCACCTGCTGGATGTCATGCAGATCATCACGGATGCATCTACCAAGGGGCTGTATATCCAAGGCTATACGAAGGTCAACGAATACGCCAAGGCGGTGAAGGACACCGGGCTGAAACTCAACCGCAGCCTGATCCCAGCAGGAGACCTCGGCTATCACATGGAAGGCGGGAAGCCGGTTCTGGATTTCGACACCACAGAGGGCATCGACATCCACGCAAAGGACTTCTTCGACAACAGCGGCAACCCCAATATCGGCAATATCGTCATTGGCATCAACGACACCCAGATCCGGGCGGCCATGGTCAGCGAGTTTATCGACCAGATCATCCCCTTCCACACCGGCCAGAGCGAGGCGGTGCTGCGAGAAAAGAAGATCGATGCGTGGGAAAACTACAAGGATCATCAGACCGATAAGGACATGGAGACCGGGAAAACCGCCAAGCAGCAGGTGAACATCTACACCGACGTGCTGCAGGTGCTGGAGCGGGAAGGCGCAGAGATCACCAAGCGGAGCTTCGTGGAGAAGTATCTGGAGGTATGCCGGGAGAAGGGGCTGATCCCCCGGTTTGCACAGTTCCTGAATCAGGATGCGGAGGGGAATTACGTCTACACCGAGGGATACCACAAGCTTCTGGTGGATTTCAAGACCTTTGCCCAGACGGAAAAGGGCGAATATCTGCCGCAGAAGGACGTGCGGCCTGTGTTTGACGAGCAGTATCTGACCGGTATTTTGAAGGATTACGCCAAGGAGCAATCCCGGCGGGACAGCGCCATGAAAAAGCAAATGCCGCAGGTGATCCAGCGGATCTCCGACGAAGTGGTGCGGGAAGGGGATGTGCAGTTCGCTATCCGGGAGATTGCCGGGAAGGTTATGCCGGTACTTGATACGCAGAAGGATACACGGAATTACAGCGTAGCGGAGGCGTATCTGAAAACACTGGTGGATACCGAACACCCGTTTTCGACTATCCTGATGGACGCACAGCCCGTATATATTGGGAAGGACTTGCCCGGAGAGTATCGAAGCTCTGAATACACAAAGGGTATGGATGCTAAACTGCGTTCGGTAAAGATGCAGGCCGCAACGAACCTTGACGAAATGCTGCTCCTTGCCGAGAACGGCGAATGGCGCAAGAATATCAAAAAAAAGCACAAGGTGGATGCAAAGAACGGCTGGTACCGATACAGCACACAGTTTGCCGTGCCGGTGCTGGACATGAAAAAAAACGTAGACCATTACACGGTATATAGCGGTACGCTTCTGATCCGTAATGATGCAGACGGAAAATCATACCTTTACGACCTTCTGGACATAAAAAAAGAGAAGGTGATCAGCACAGCCTCCTTCTCTGCCCGAGGGCATTCGGAGGTATTGGCGCCAAAACCTTCTCAATCACAGTATACACAGGACCAGAAGGAAAGTCAAGCACAAATTCGCAGCTCGACGCTTTCCGACCGGGACGTGCTGCGGATCGCCGCCCAAATGGCGAAAAACTCCGAGAGCCGGAGCCTGACAGATGCGGATCGGGCAAGGCTGGGCATCATCGAGCAGAAGCTGGGACGCATCGACGAGGCGGAGGAGCAGCGGCAGGGCTTTCTGGAGGAAAAGCGGGCTATTCTGGCCGGGCGTGAGGCCAAGGAGCTGAGCGATGCGGAGCGGGCGCAGCTGCGGAAGGTGCAGAAGAATCTGGACACCGTCAACGGCAAGATCCGGCGGCTGAACGAGGAACTGTCGCAGACGCAGGAGAAGAAGGTGGTCAAGGCGCTGCTGAAGAAGGCCAGAGTGGTGGTAGAGCGGGACGCCGTGCAGCGGAGCGTGAGCAGCTACCGGGAGACCCGGCAGCGGGCGGAATACATGGGGAAGCTGCGGCGGAGCGTAGAGCGGAACGCCAAACGGCTGCAGGAAATGCTTTTGACCAACACGGACAAAAAGCACGTGCCGGAAGCCCTGAAGAAGCCTGTGGCGGAGCTGCTGCGGTCGATGAACCTGATCTCTAAGCGGGGCTTGGCCGGTGGGGCCATGACAAAGGCGGACGAGCGGTACGTTAAGGCCCTGCGGGGGATCCAGGATGTGCTGGCCCGGCAGAGCCTCTACGAAGAAAGTGGTAAGGGCGACGATCTGATTGGAGGGTATCTGGATCTTCCGGCTGGCTTTCAGATGCTGCTGAACGCCTACGTCTCCAAAGTGGAGAAGGCCATCGAGGCACATCCTCTCCGAAACGGCGTTTTGCAGACGATGACGGTGGAAGAACTGGAGGAGACCAACACGGTGCTGTCTGTGATCAGCACCGCCGTGACGGAAATGAACAAGCTGATGGTGAACCGGCAGTTCGCCACGGTGGTGGATGCGGCGGAGGACACCATCTGGGCGCTGAATGAGCATGAGCAGCACCAGAGAAAAACCGGAGAGAATTTCCTGGTGTGGGATAACTGCCTGCCGTGGTATGCCTTCCAGCGCTTCGGAGAGGGCGGAAAGTCCATCTTCCAAGGGCTGATGAACGGCTGGGATAAGCTGTCCTTCAACACCAAGAAGGTGCTGGATTTCCGAAACGGACTGATCGATGATAAGACGGCCAGAAAATGGGATACTGAGACCCATACGGTGATGCTGGAAAGCAGCAAGGGAGGACAGGATGAGGTAACGCTGACCACAGCGCAGCTGATGAGCCTTTACTGTCTGAGCCGGAGAAAGCAGGCCATGGGCCATCTGATGGGCGGCGGCATCCGCATTGCATCCATCGACATTGCCGAGGAGATCGAAAGCGCCAGAGCCGCAGAAGAGGGGAAGCCCGTCCGGGAGAAAAAGAAAAAGAAAAAGGATGTGGATCAGGCGGAGCATTACCTCCTGACGCAGGGCGAGCTGGGCAGGCTTTTAAGCCTGCTGACTCCGGAGCAGGTACAGGCGGCCAAGGCCATGCAGAGGTACATGACTGAGCAGGGGTCTGCGTGGGGCAACGAGGTATCCATGCGGCGGTTCGGGTATCGGGCCTTTACGGAGGAGAACTACTTCCCCATTGAGACCGATTCGCAGGATCGGCCCGCCAAAACGGACAGCAAGGAGGGAAGCCTTTACCGGCTGCTGAACATTTCCGCCGTGAAGCCTTTGACGGAGGGAGCCAACAACGCCATCATGGTGCGAAGTATTTTCGACGTGTTCGCCAACCACATGGCGGACATGGCCAAGTACAATGCGCTGGCCCTGCCTGTGCTGGATGCCCAGAAGTGGTACAACTATAAGGATAGCAGCAAGAACAAGGACAACGGGCAGGTGCGGACGAGAACCGTGCAGCGGGAGATGACCCGTGCGTGGGGCAGCGGAGCCAACAACTACGTGGTGACGTTTCTGAAGGACATCAACGGCGTAAAGGAGAACGGCGCACGAGGCGAAGGCATGGCCGCCAAGGCCATCTCCAAATACAAGCGGGCCGCCGTGGCGGCGAACCTGCGAGTGGCCATGCTGCAGCCCACCTCCTACGTCCGGGCCAGCGCCGTGATCGACCACAAGTATCTGGCGAAGGCCCTGACCAAAAAGGTCATTACGAAGGCAGAGGGGCAGGAGATGCTGCAATACAGCGGCATCGCCCTGTGGAAGGAAATGGGCTTCTTCGACACGGATGTGGGCCGTTCCATCCGAGACCAGATCAAGGGCAAGGGCGGCAAGATCGAGGATCTGGTGGACAAGTCCATGGCGGCAGCACAAGCCGGAGATAAGATCACATGGGAACGGCTGTGGCTGGCCTGTAAGCTGGAGGTGGAGGAAAAGCGCCACCTCACCGGCGAGGAGCTGATGGAGGCCACCGCAGAGCGCTTCCGGGAGGTCATTTACCGGACGCAGGTGGTGGATTCCACCATGACCCGCAGCCACATGATGCGGGACGGCGGCACCTTCAGCAAAATTGCCACCTCCTTCATGTCGGAATCCACGGTGAGCTATAATATGCTGATGAACTCCACACTGGACACCTTGCAGGACGCACAGTCTATGGGGATGCAAAAGGCCGTCAAGAAAAACTGGCGGCAGCTGGGGCGGGCCTATCAGGCGTACATTCTGGCCGGTGCGGCCAGCGCCATAGCAGGGGCCCTCGCTGATGCGCTGCGTGACTGGGATGACGATTCCTTTTTGGAGAAATTCTGGAAGGCGTTCTGGGGCGAAAAGCCGGAGACGGTGAAAGATCAGGTGCTGAATCTCATGCTGGGTCTGGAGGGGAATTTGGCCGGGGAGCTGAATCCCCTGAGTAAGATCCCGCTGATCCGTGACGTGACCAACACCTTCGGCGGATTTTCCACCGACCGCATGGACATGGCGGCTTGGTCGAATCTTTACAGTTTGCTGGGCATCTGGGAGGAGACCATAGGACTGTGGACAGGCTCCCTTGACAAGGCCACGAAAACCACCTACTACGGGAACATGACCACCTACAACAAGATCTATAAGACGGCTCAGGTGGTGTCCCAGTTTACGGGGCTGCCCATCTCCGCCACCATGCGGGAGATCGTGACGATGTGGAACAGCACGGTGGGTCTTGCGTATCCGGGGACGAAGGTGCGCACCTATGAGAGCAGAAAGGTGCGGGAGGCATACGAACAGTACGGAAAGAGCGTGGGACTCAGCTACGTGATGATCCTGCGGGCCGCCGAGGCCGTCCGCCAGCTGGAGAGCGACAAGGACGAGGACGGAAACGCCATCAGCGGTTCTCTGAAGAAAAAGTACATGGAATACATCCAGTCTCTGCACCTGTCCGCCAAGCAGGAAAAGGCCATGTGGAACTGCATCAAAAAGACGTCGTGGAGTGACAAGGACACTCCGTGGGGGAAATAAGCGAAACTTTTGAAGGAGCGGGGGTAGAAACCCGCTCCTTCTCTTTGGTATGCTGAAGGGGAAATGGGATATGCGCTTGAAAGAGAGAGAAACACAGGAGGCAATTACCATGTACATTGACGCAAACACCGTCATCACGGCGGCGGCTGTGGTGACGGCGCTGGGGGTATTGGGCGGCGTGGTGGCTTGGGTGGTGAAGCTGGTGCAGCGAGACCGGCGGCAGAGCGCCGAGATCATCCGTATGCAGGACGAGCTGACCATCATCTGCTACGGCCTGCGGGGAGCCTTGCAGGGGCTGATCGAGCAGGGCTGCAACGGCCCGTGCAAGGACGCCCTGACCCACCTCGACAAGCACCTGAATCTGGAGGCGCACATCACCAAGGAATTGTAAGGAGGGATACCCATGTATCGAGGTACAACGCCCACGCTGACCTTCCGGCTCCCTATTGATACGGGAAGCATCACGGCGCTGTCGCTGGCCGTGGCGCAGGGCGGCGTGGTGAGGATCGAGAAGGGCCTTGCGGACATGACGCTGGAGGGTAAGACCGTGTCGTGTACGCTGACGGAGGAGGAGACGCTCTCCCTCTCCGCCGGGGCGGGCCGGGAGGCCCAAGTGCAGCTCCGGGTGGGCGTGGGGGCGCAGCGCATGGCATCTCAGGTATTCGAAGTGCCTGTGGAGCGTATCTTGCGGGATGGTGCGCTATGATCGAGTTTGACGTAGCGTTCCGGCCCGGCGATGACTTCGCAGTCACTTTCGGCGGGGAAGTCCCTCTGGATGCTGAGATGGGTCAGGTGATGGAGGTGCTTGCTACCGAGGAGCGGACGGTGGAGCTGTCTATGCCCTCCGGCAATCAAGTCATCCTGCCCACCAGCAGCAAAGGAATGCGTAAGGTGACGATTCAAAAACCGGACACCCTACTATCCGAGAACATCAAGAAGGATGTGGTGATCGGCGGCGTGACCGGCGCCCTTTTAGCACCACCGACAGGCCCTTATATAGAGTATACGTCCCTCGACAGTTCTGGTAGAGTGTTTACTGCTAAATTTCGAGGAACAATTGTTCCAGAGTATGCATTCGCTTATTTGGCGGAATTGACATCAGTAGATATGCCAGACAATGTAATTGCAATTGGTGATAATGGTTTTTATCGCTGCCCAAAGCTATCATTGACAAGTCTCCCTTCTGGGATTACCTCACTCGGAGATTATGCATTCGCTGATTGTTCAATGCTCACACTAACAAGTCTCCCTTCTGGGATTACCTCGCTCGGAGATTATGTATTTAGGGATTGCCCAAGGCTCGCATTGACAAGTCTCCCTTCTGGGATTACCTCAATCGGACAGTATGCATTTAGGAATTGTTCAAAGATGGTACTAACAAGTCTCCCTTCTGGGATTACTTCAATCGGAGATTTTGCGTTTCTAAATTGTTACCAACTATCATTGACGACCCTACCTTCTGGAATTACCTCAATCGGACAGTATGCATTCAACAATTGCCCAAGGCTCGCATTGACGGCCCTACCCTCTGGAATTACCTCATTACCAACAGCCGCATTTCAGTACTGTCCAAAATTAGCATTGACGACCTTCCCTTCTGGAATGACCTCAATTGGAGCTTATGCATTTAAGCAGGGTACAGGTCTCGCATCAATAACCCTTCCCCCCGCACTCACTTCAATCGGAGATTTTGCGTTTGCCAATTGTACTGGATTAGAAACGGTTAGATTTACGAGCACGGTATCCTCAATTCCAAATGGAGTATTTTCCGGATGCACAAAACTGTCTACCATTTATGTTCCGTGGTCGCAGGGGCAAGTAGCAAATGCTCCTTGGGGTGCGAGCAAGGCCACCATCATTTACGATTATACGGAGAATTAAAAAAAGAAAGGAGACTGTAGTGAATGTACAATACCGACTAAACCGATAAACAAAGACCTATCAACATTTTTTGTG